ACATCAAAGGAACTATCTGTTTGATAATATGAAACATCACTAGTTTTTATATTGTAAACCATAAAGGATTTGCAATCTAATATTTTTCTGGGATCAAAAGATTCTATCTTGTATTTTCCTACTGTAGCATCTTTTGCAAATTTAAGATTTTTTACAATCGAATCGGGAGACCTTTTTCTTTTTTTCTTCGTGATTGTAGAATGTAATTTCAAATCATCACAAATTTCAGAAACAAAAACATATAGTTTTTTAAGTTTTGTTGGAGTTAAAAAATCATAACCCTCCATCAATTCGGGATCTTCATTTTTAATTACCTCTGCCAATTCATCTTTTACCCCATTAAAAGATTCATACAACTTTTTAGAATCTGATTTTTTAATGTTATAAGTTTTTAACAAAGATATTAATTTTCGCTTTTTATTATAATCATTATTAATTAAATTTTCAATGTATCCGTCAATCCAAAGTTCAACCTGTTCTGCTATCTCTTCAGCATGTTTTCCTAAAACTTTACTCATGATTCCTTCCTAAAAATAAATATTGGTTCGTACTTTAAATATTTTCCATTTACCATACAAAAATTTTTGCATTTGGGTTTTCCGTCTTCCCCCACTCTATTTTGTCCAGGCATTCCCTCCATAGCCATTTTTAATTTTCCAACATAAATCAATCCATTACCTTCAATATATTTAATTGAATCTGATTCTAACGGTAGATAATCATTTTTTACTAAAATATCCGCTATGTTCCAAATTAAGTAACCACCACATTTTAACATGTCACAGCAAGTTTGTAAAGTAGGTTTTAAAAAACCGTCTCGCCATGATTCATACGAAGAGCCATACTTCTTATAACTCTGATTTTCATCTTCACTGTAAGCCTCTCTATTAAAGTAGGGAGGCGACGTAAATACTAAATCAATATCGCCTCGGTGTCGTTGAAAATCTTCATTGTGTTGTATTTCCTCTGAGCCTAGTTGAAAAATTTCGTACGTATTTGTTCTCGAAAAGAACGGGTTTCCTCGGTAAGTTTTCTCATTATAATAATCCGCCACATTAGAATAGCGAGAAGTTCCATCATCGAAGAAATTATCAGGATTGGGGTCAGTACCAATATAGTGAACAGAACGGTTATCACGAACAGACATAGCACCCAAAATCCTGCCGCCCCATCCAGCAGACGGGTCGTATATTTTAATTTGTTTTTCATTTGGTTGGGTAAATCTTTCATAAATGTATTTAGCAGTTCCGGGAGGAAAATTAACTGCGGGTTGGATATAACCAATTCTAAAAGCCTTAAACCCAGCAGGAAATACCTTTTCTCCTTTAGAATATATACGAATTGAATATAATTTTTTATCTGAGACTTTTTTTATATCAAATGTGGAATAATGTCTATATTTTAACCAACCAATTTTTTTATAATTTAAAACTTCTTCGTGTGTGAGTTGTAATATATCAGATTGTTCTACCTGATTATAGCTACTACTTAAACCCTCTCTTAAAGATACTTCTTCCAAAAAGAAATCTTTATTTTTAAATAAATTGGGTTCTAGAAAAAAAGCCTCTATCCAATTTGAAGCTTTGTTTACATTTACAATAGAAATCTTCGGGTTGTTTTTAAGTGCAGAAACAGCATGACTATAAAAGGAGTCTCTTCTGAAGTGTCGTAAAGATCCCCGATAAACTTGATCCAATCTTGATGGGTCTGAAACTAAATCATATATTGAGTATCCATTATCCTTATCTGTATAATTAATTCTTGTTTTAAACATGTTTTCGAAAAATTGATCAACTTCGGAACCGATTCTAGATTTATTAATTATTACATCATTTTCAAAGGATTCTAGTTCATCTGTGTATTCATACTTGTGAACAGGAAACGTTTCTATCTCATTCCATTTTTTAATTATTTCCTGATTGTTTTTACCCGTTCTTGGAGGACACCCGTGATTATCCCAAGATTCTTTTAAAGTTTTTCTCATTAGAACAACCCAATCTTTAAATTGGTCGGGTGTCATTTGCAAAAGTTCTTCAAAACAAACATTCATTTTACTATTTAATACGTGCGTATTTTTTTCATAGTTCATTTTTATGCTCCCACATTCCAAAATAAAGCTCCGGGTGATGCATGCTCTTTCATGAACTCCCATGTTTTTGCGTCGTATGTTGGTGCTGATGGAAACGGGGGCAAGACCTTGGTGGCTTTGTTGAATGGCAACTTACATTTGTATGTTTTCGCTCTTCCGTAGTCACCAACATGTCCCACGGTAACACAATGAAAGGTTGCGTTGGGCCAAGCGAGTTGTAGTCCTCTGGTAAGAGTTCCTGAAGAACCAACGGTCCAAACCTCACGGGGTTCAACATCCATAGATTGTGCAACACGAATGACCGACGCGAGGACTGAGGGGTGATCAAAACCAATAGGTAGCAATCTACGAGATGTAGGACTATTTGATACATAATCTCTTGCTCTTTTTTCAGTCACACTAAGCATCCCATTTGGAATCCAGTGCATTATAGCACCTTCATCAATCGCCTGCAACTGATAAGGATGTCTTTTTTCTACTGCACGATCAGCCATAAAGATTACAGATTTTTTACCATATTTGCGGCACAAATAAGAAAGAGAAATCTGTGCGTACCCAGTTGCGGGAGAACTCCCATATACCCATTCTTGAACCTCCAAATTAGAACTAATTAAATAATCCGCAAATCTTACTTTAGATCCACCACTCAAAAGATCATCACGAACAATTAAAAATCCGTTATGTTTTTCTATGATGGGATCGGGGTTAGGATCTGCCCAATCACCCAAATCATATATATCATTTTCAAATAAAGTTCCCATTACACTATTCTACTGAAATTATTTTTCTTTTTAAATGAAATATGTTTTTTGAACTTATCAATCAATTGATCACTTTTATGTGTAATTACAAAAACATTATTTTTTTCTGATAAATGATTTAATATGGAAAATAAATCGTCCACTCCCAATGAATCTAGCGAAGAGTCAAAAACTTCATCTAGTATTAAAAGATTACAATAAGAGCTATTTTTTACTTTTGCTATCTCTCTCCAAGCCAAAAGTATGGCTAAATCTATTCTAGATTTTTCTCCCTCACTAAAATTCATGTAACTAAAATTATCTCTATGCCTACTTTTTATTTCCTCATTAAATTCTTCATCTAAAGAAAAACTGACAAAGAAATTCATTTCTCTTAAGTAATTGTTAATCATGTCATTCATTATTGGCAGATAATTTTTTATTATCTTAGCTTTTATTCCTGAGTCTTTCAATAATAAACTTAAAATTTGATAGTTACTTTTTCTTTCTTTGATGGTTTCTAATTCTTCGGTTAGTTTATTTTTTTCTATTTCATATTGATTTAGTTTTTCTTTTATGTCTTCTATACTCTCATCTAAATTAGATTCGGTTGATTCATTAGATAAATTTTCCATATAACCAATTGCAACTGTCATAGAATTTTTAGTTTCGTTTATCTCCAATTGAATTTCTTGTTTCTGTTTAGTATTTTCTTTACACTCGTTAATTTTTTTAATTAAATCTTCTTTTTGAGAATCTAGTTTTTCTATGGCATCAAAAAATTCACTTTGTTTTTTGATTAAAGATTCTCTTCTTTTATTTTTAAATTCTTCGTCTATTGATTGATTGCAAGTAGGACATGCTTCATTTTGCCCATAAAATTCTAACTCAGTTTTATTTATTTTTATTTTATCATTAAATTGATTTATCAAAGAGGAGTGTTTACTTAAACTTTCATTAAGCATCTCATAATTATCATTCACCGATATGGAATCATATGAAGATGTCAAACTATTCAATTTATTTTTTAATTCTTTTACTTGATTCTTTATCTTTTCTATTTTCTTATTATTATCAGATAAGGCATCCATTTTGTTTTTGGTTAACGATTCTAAATTGGATATTTGAATTTTTATTTTTTCATCTACTATTTGAATGTCTTTTTGTTTAGATGAAACACGTTCTTTTAAAGACGAGGATTTAGCCTTAATGATAAAATTCATGGAACTGAAAATGCTAATGTCTAAAATGTCTTCTATTACACTTCTTCTATCGACGGGAGTTAATTGCATAAAAGGAATGAAAGAAGAACTTCCTAAAGTAACTATTTGTGTAAATGATTTATAATTTATTTTTAAAATCTGTTCTTCTAGAATGTTTTGATAATCTTTAGATTTTGCAGATTGTTTTATTAATTCATCATTTTTATAAATTTCAAATTTCTTTGGCTTCAGTCCTCTAACCACCCTATAAGAATCTTTACCTATTTCAAACTCCACCACGACTAAACAATCTTTATTGTTTATACTATTAACTAATTGCGATATATTTATTTTTCTGAATGGTTTTCCAAACAAAGCAAAGGTAATAGAATCTAAAAGGGCATATGATTTACCATGCCCGTTAGATCCCGACACCAAAGTCATAGAGTTTTCCGAAAAATCTATTTCGGTGTAGTAATTACCAAAAGAACCAAAGTTTTTAAACTTAACTCGATTAAATTTAATCATTATTTACTTCTATACTCTTTAAATTAAGTTTACCGTCTACCATTGATTTAAATTGAATATTTTCTTTTTTATTTTTTTCTTGTTCTCTCTTTTTTCTAGCTCTCTCTTTTTCTGGTTTTTCTTTTTTTCCACAACCGCATCCGCCGGGTTTATTTTTGGACATATTCAAATCTTCCTCATTTACATCTTCTATTTTTTCATCCTCTGGTAAAATTAAAACATCACCCTCTTTTAAATCAACTGCTGCTCTTATAGTTAAAGTATTAAAAAACTCATTAAAATTGTAAACACAGTTATATTTAACTTGTTTTTTATAAAGAGGATAATTACCCAAAGGAAACATTATGGGGTATCCCTCTTCTTCAAATTCTTTTGTTAATACAGGATACTCGCTTCCATAATGTCTTAAGATGGGATCTTTAAGTTCCGAACTAGTCGATGTGCTAACGAGAACCGGCACTTCTTCGATCACTTCTCCGGATTCTATATCAGAATCCGCTTTCAAAAAATAAGAACCGGCGGCACCAACTATTTTTGATTTTGGTTTATCAAAGTTTCTGACTAGTATTTTTTTAGAGTCTATTTTATATTTGGAACCAGCAACGGCACTTTTCCATTTTTCTGTTTTTTCGGTCATTATATACTCAAAGCCTCCATGTATAATTCTTTACTTAGTTTTTTAATTTCGTTTTTATCCACATCAGTTTCTAATTTATCTATCTCTTCTGATATTATACTTAAAGTATCTTTTGACAAATCAACAGATTGTATTTCTTTTTTTTCTGAATTAAAGTTTTCTACTACAGTTAAATCAAAAGGATTATATTGTTCTATTCTCTCTATTGTTTTATCTATAAGTAACCTACTAACATCTTCGTCTATAAATAGTTTAACAAATTTATTTTCAAAGTAATCAAAATTTTCTTTATTTTTTATTTCAGAATATTTAACAGAGTAAAAAAGTTTTCTGGGATTTTTTACAAATTGTAATGTTCTGTCTTGAGTATCAAAAATGTGAAACCCTTTTTCATCATCAACATCCCCAAATGACATTTCATACTGAGTTCCTAAGTAATAAACATTTCTCTCTGTTGATTTTATGTGAAAATGTCCACTCATTACAAGTTCAAAATTTTTAAGAAAGTTATCAGATATACCACCATTAAATTTAACTCCTCTTAAAACTTCATGGTTATTTAATTCAAAATGTCCGCATATTATATTAAGAGATTCATTTTTTAAAAAATTAAATACGGATTCTTCATTTTCCTTACACATCCAAGGAATCATACCAAAAGCAACTCCATCTATTTCAATTTTTGTTGGCGTATCATATAAATTTAAACAAGAGTGATCATAAAACAATTCTCTAGGAGAATTTATTTTGTTTGTGTTTTTGTAATATGTATCATGATTCCCAATAATCATATGAATATTGACATTCATTTTTTCTATTCTAGAAAAAAATTTATTTTTAACTTCATGTAGTGTATTGAAGTTAACATATTTTCTTCTATCCATAAAGTCACCCAGATGAATTATAGTTTTAATATTGTTTTCTTCTAAGAAAGGAAAAAATTGATTTTCAAAAAAATCAAAGGTATGTTCCATGAGTAAAGATGAATCATTTCTAGCACCAAAATGAGTGTCATTAAGAACAGCTATTTTCATTTTTTCTTTTTCTTTCCATTAGTGTCGAATTTTTCAATGTCGTTTTTTGTAAGAGAAAAATACTCGGCTAATTTTTCTTTTTCGTCGTCATTATATTTTTGTAAAATAGCGTTTTTTATTCTGCCATCAGTGTCCATCTCTTCTAGTAATTTATACTTAACATAATTTTGTTTTTTCTCTTTTTCTATTCTTCTTATAAAAGCATAATAGGTTATTTGAGTAAAATACGAAAAAGGATTTTTTGATTTTTCTGGATTAAAATTATGTGCATACATAATGCAATTTTCAATAGCATCTCCGATCATATCATCTCTAAATGGATAATTTATAAAATTAGATTTATGCGAAAGATGCTCTGCTATTTTCCAAAAACACTCACCGATATAATCAGTAACTGGTGGTTTTTCTTCACCTGATATTTCAGCTTCGTTGACTTTCTTTTTCCAATCGGTCATTTCTTTAAAAAATTGTTCATTATCAATATAATTATTACTCATAAATTTTCCTTGACAAATTAAATATAGCGTTTAAAATTCGAGTGTCAACGAGAGAAAAAGGAATTAATATTCTCTTGAATCTGAACTCCAATCTGTCCAGCGATTACCGTAGTCTGGATGGTTTATTTGATCTTCGGTGGTTTCGTCGGTTATTTCCTCTGATGAAAACCCCAATTCAAATTCAATATCAAATTCTAGTTCTTCATCTAAACTACCCGACATAGCTTTCATAAAATCAAGCATTTCCTTGTTGTAGTTATTTTCATTTTTATTGTTTAAAAGATTATCTAGTATTTGACCTATTTCTTTCTCTACATTTCTTTGTACGTCATCCAAATTGGTCACGGTCCTTTTTTTCTTTTTTAATTTTTTTTCCTTTTCTTTTTCGTACAAAATAGTCGCCTCCTCCATTGGAGAACAAAAAGAAATTATTTCATCTTCAGGAAGTTGTAATGTTTTTTCGTTTGTGTGTCCAATCCAATCCTTGAGGACAGAAATTTCCTTTTGCATTCCAGTATATGGATCTGCATACATCATTAATCTAAAAATCATTGGTTGTTCTAGAGTAAATTTACCATTTTTTTTATTTAATATTTTGGTTATTATTTCCTCACCATTCTTTAGTTTTAATATTCTGTATCTGGAATTCATGATTCATCTCCATAGAATTTAATTTTTTTTAGAATAAAAGGAAACTTTTCATTATTATATATCTTAATTCTTTCATCTAAATGATTCATAGTGTGATTAATATATTTTTTGTAACTCAAATCATCTGATATATCGTATATTGTTGTTTGATTTTTACCTTTAGATTTTCTAAGACCTCTACCAATAGACTGTAAAACTCTGATTACAGATTTAGAAGGAGAGGCAAATATTACATTTTGTATTTTTGGTATGTTAATACCAGTGGAACAAGTTCCGTATGAGGCTATGAGTATAGCATTTTCCTCCAAATCTAAAATATTTCTTATATTCTCTCTTTGGTCGGCATCTGTTCCTCCGTATATGAAGAAAACTTTTTTATCTTTACTTTCTTTTTCTATTAAATCCAACAAAACTTTACCATGTAAATCAACATAATTAAAAAGAAGAAGAGTGTTTCCCTTTATATTTAAGGAAAGATTTTTTATAAATTCATTTCTTTTTGAATTTTCTACAATGTATTTTATTTCGTCTT